TGTAATTGGTGACGGTTTAGGTAGTCGTTCAACCATGAAGTGGCCATAATGAAATTTTTGTTTGTTTGTTTCGTGTTAGAATTAACAAAATGGATTTTATTTTGATTTAATGGGTTACCAGTTTCCTGAAAAACTGGTGAATTTTCGAAGCCAAGAACATACATCCTGAAAAATTGTCTGTACTGGGTGTAGGTGTACATTTCAGGTGTTAGATTATAATGTCTGATTAATTTCAGGCATCGAGCTCTAATCTCGTTGAAGACTGGTTCTGGATGAAGTGATGCTTCAAACAGTGCAACGCTGACGTTTTGATTTATCTTCTCAGGGGTCTCCTCGGTGACATAGAAAAGACTTGTTTCAATCGAGGATCTTTTGAGTGCCGGGTATACGATTCTATCTTTTACTATGTACTCCCGGGAACAAAACGAAAGTGCTCCGTCTTGTTTCGCTGGAGTGAGTCTAAGATTGAACAATGCGGCGTCTTGCTTTAATTCCTCAAATGTGACCCCTAAGTCCATGCGTCTTATACAGTCATCACCTAGAATTTTCATGGTGACTCCAGTCATGATCTCATCGTATGTAGGCACACGTAGATTTTCCTGTTCAAACTTGCGAATGAATGTGTACCAAGATGTCACATGCACGCAGAAGCAATTCAACATTGTCGTTACATATGAACCAGATTCATTACCACCATTAACGGTGTAAAGATGTCCGTCCATGTTATGTATCGTAAAGCTAAGTGTCTTTGCAATAGCCTCTTGAACTGCAGGTGGTTTGTTGTATAGTGTGGTGCGCACGAAACGTTGGATCAAGAAATCAGGGATGGTCTTGTCGAGGCCTTCAAAGTCGGTGCTGATGAGGTCTCCCACACCTCTCTCCATCTCACGGTTGTAGTGTGTGGCGTCTAGGTACGGATTATACCCAATGGCGTAGATGCAGTCGACGTGGTTCGTGATCATACTCTCAAGGATGTATCCAAAGTACTTCTTTAGAAGCATATTTATGGACAGATCTATCTCGTTGAATAATCGTACCTTGCCCTTATAGACTTTCTCCTTGGGCAAAAACTCTACTTTAGCATTATCTTTACAGACGAATGTTATAGGCTCGCCTTTTTCGATACTTGCTTCGTAGTTGTAGTAGTCATTCTTGAGATCGCGTCCAGCTTCAGTTGAAGCTATTTGATACCATGGACGCGTGTTATCAGACCTATCTTCCCCACACCTAATAAAGAGTGGCTCTTTTGTGTGGATTCTGTGCTTCAGCTTCATTTTTGGACCGGCTGATGTTGTTAGGTCCAGTCCTTTCAAGTTTCCAAAACCATTGATGATCCAATTTATACGGAGGTCCTGAGGTTTTGCGTAGTTAATTTCATAGTATGTTTTCACATACTCACACGTTATGTCGAGGAGCCGTTTGTCATACTGCCCAGAGGTCTCGGTTGAGAGAGAATACTTCACGGCCTGGGTGAATAGTGGAGACGGTACACCGAATCTATCCTTGACTAGATTTGAAGAATCTAGTACTCGGGACATGTCAGTGCAAGATGGAAGAGACGGACATTCCTCTATTGTACCAGCCACAGATAAGAATACCTTCTTATGTTTCGGGTTGGAGTACAGGTGCAGTGCCCGTGAGTATCCAACCACATTCAAATCAGAAACTCTCTCAAACCTAGATCTCTTGTGAGGTAGGTTCAACTTCATACGAGTGTAATAGTCTATGTTT